GAAGGGGCTGTGCGCTCAGGGGGTGGTGCTGTCTTGCGAGGTTGAATCTTCAACTGAGACTCCAGTGTGGCAATGGCGAAGGCAAACTTCACCGGGTCATTAATGGCGGCCAGTTCCTTGGCCTTCTTGGGGTTCTTGCCCAGCGCATAGACCACCAGCGCCGGGTTCTCAGCGCCTTGCAGCACCACGCCCTGCTGGGTCACGCTCAGGGTCTCTTGAGCGAACGCCTCGGCATCCTCGTAGTCCTTGACCTTCAACTCGGCCTTGGCCTTGCTGTAGGACTCCAACTTGGACTGCCATGCCTTGGCCTGCTCCTCCTCAGCCTGCTTGGCCTGGAGTTTGAGTTCGTCGTGCTTCGTCTTGCGAGCGTACCAAGCGTCCATTGCCGTCTCGAACCGTTCGCTGTCGTAGTCGAAGTCTTCGAGTCTCGGCTTGGCACCGAGCGGGGGCTCGGTTGCAACGGGCTGAGTGCCCTTGAGCTTTTCTTCCAACTCACGGTTGCGCCGCTGAAGCTCGCGGTGCTGCTTGCGCAAATCGCGCACCCAGTCAGGGGCACGCTCTTCCTCCTGCACAGGCGGTGGCTCGTCGCCAATGGTGACGACTACCTCTGACTCTTGCTCCTCGGCAGCAGGCTCGTCTGTCTGCTCTTCTTGCTCATCGGGTTGGTCGGTCTCTTCGACAACTGCAACGTCATCAGTGGACTCGTCCACGATTGATTCTTCTTTGCTCATTTTCAACCTATCAGTCTCACCGAATTGAACGGCTCGGTGGTCGCCGCAATAACGCATTTTGCGTCAAAGTCGTCCAGCACTAGGAGCAAATCAACAATGTCTTGCTCGTCCTGCAAAAACTGCTGCATGATTTGCGCTGCTTCGCGCAACTCTGCATCCATTTCAGACTTACTCTCATACTCTGCTTGCAGTTTTGCAAAGTCTTTTTGCAGTTGCTCAAGTTGAGCAACTTCTTGAGAGTAGTCTTTTACCTTCTTGGCAATGCGCCGTGCTATCTTGTTCGGCGATTGCTCTAGAGTTTGCTGTGCCGTTTGAACCTCTTGTGAGAGTTCAAACTGTGCACGCTCGTTGGCCCAGCCGCGTTTGCGGTTGCGCACCACGGCCTGGGCGTTGCCTGGGCCACCGCCGCCACGGGGAGGATCAATCAGCGTGGCATCGCCAACGATGATCGACTGCTGGCCGATCAGTGCGCCAGAGGTGTCATGAATCGTTCCCGAATAGCCGGACACCCGCAGCGCGCTGCCAACAATAATGGCCCCAGGGCCCGCAAGCACCGCAGCAGCATCGTGCGCTCGGGTGCGGGCTGCGCTGCCCACCACAGCCGATCCAGGCCCTGTGAGAGCGCCCGTGGTGGCGTGCGGGCGATTGAGCCTAGCACTGCCAGCCAGTGTTGAGCCTTGACCCGACAGAACACCGCTGGTGGGGTGTGCGCGGAATCGTGTGGCCGCTCCTGCAAGCGTGGTGCCTTGACCCGACAGAACGCCAGTGGTGGCATGGGTGACAGGGCCTGCCGAACGAGCAGCCGCTCCAACAACCGTGGAACCTTGCCCGGTCAACGTGCCGGTGGTAGCAAAGGCTCGGAAGCGTGCCGATGACCCGGCAACCGTCGAGCCAGGGCCTGTCAGGGCACCAGTGGTCGCGTGCTGCCGTGTCCGCGCCGCAGCGCCAGCGACGGTCGATCCTTGACCCGCCAGCGTGCCGCTGGTGTTGTGCGTTACCGGCCCTGCCGTGCCCTGACCAAGAAGCAGCGGCAGCAGCACGGTTTAGAACACCTCGAAAGTGATCTCGAAGGACAAGTTACCGACCGAGGCGACGGTGCCCTGCACGAACCGCAGGCCCGAGTTCTCGCGCACGATCAGGTCAGCGCCTTCGTTGCGGATGAACTCCGCGCCCAATACGCCCGCAATACCTGTCGCTGCGTTGGTTTCTTCGGTAAACACAAAGCGCTGCCCGATCAAAGCGCCTGCGGTGGCGCCTCCGGAAGGTGCAGAACGCGCTGTGACGCTGGCCGACAAAGCCGGATTGGCTGTGTCCATTGCTGTCAGTGTGACGGCTGTCAGCGATGTGCCGTTTGTCGTCGCAGCAGTGCCGCCCGTGCCAACCGCCGTGGTGCGGGTCAGGTTGACTTCGACGCCCAGCGTGCCTGTGACCGCCGTGTCATTGTCCACGTAACAGAACGCCGAAAGGATGCGCAACGACACGCCGCTGCCCGTGGCGTTGAACAGGTCAACAAACACCTTGTTCGCGCCTACCGCTTGGCTGGGGCAAATCAGGCGGTACTGCGGCAAGCTGCCTTGGATGTTTCCATCCGGCATCGCCACCATGATGACTTGGTATTCTTTGGCCGACACCAACTGCGTGGCAACCGTCGCTCCCGTACCCGGGGTGACGGTGATTGAGTCGTTTGGCAGCGCCATGATTACGCGCTCAGTGCGGTATAGGTCAGGCTGGAGCAGCTCACGGTGTCGCCAGCCGCGACCGTTAGGCCGTTGGTCATGTTGATGTCGCTGCCGCTAGCCGCCACCGCGCAGTGGATCACCACCGTGCCAGCGTTGGTCTGCAGCGTGGCCGTGGCAACCGGACTGGCGTTGCCGGTGGCGTTGGTGTCGCTGGTGATGGCGTTGGCCGTGGCCGTACCAGTAGCCGATGCGCCGAACGCCGTGGCGCTCAGAGGCAGAAGAGCCACCACCGTGCCTGGTGCACTCACCGTGCCGGTCAGGCGAAACGCCAACCGACCGTTGGCACCAATCAGCGCCGTAACGGCGTCAGTCGCAGCGTTGCGTGCTGCCGTCGAGTGGGTGACTGCCATTCTGAAACTCCTTCAGCTTGTCTTCATCGATGAAACCGACCATCTCGTATTGCTCGATCTTGCCGGTGTCCTTGCGCTTGATTTCAACGGTGAAGCGCAGCTCACCTATTTGACCACTGAGTTCAGGCATTACTCAATCCCGACGATGCGACCGTTCTCACGGATGACGCGCTTGGGCTTCTTGATCACCTCCAGCGCCTTCTCGGTTGCATCGGCCGCGACTTGGGCGTTCTGCTGGTTGATCTGAGCCAGCGCCTGAATCGCCTGCTTGAACCCGTCGATGCTGTCTCGCATGCCATCGACCGCGGCCTTGATGTTCTCGCGGGTGTCGGCGAGCACGCTCTGCACCTCCGAGTCGGTCTGCGTAGCCTGTTGGGTACGCGCTGACTCGTCCTCGGATTGCTTCAACTTCATCAACTTGGCCACAGCGTCGATGCGCAGGTTTTCAAGCTCCAACTCGCGCTTGGCTATCTCAAACTCGTCCATCACCGGAGCCATACCCTGCTGCTGGCCGGCGGCCGGCGCACCTTCTCCAGAGATGTCGACCATCGTCTTCATCGTCTTGGCCTGAGTCTCCTCGGCCTTGGCCATCGTCAGCAGAGTGTCAGCCCGGGCACTCTCGGTCTTGGCCATCGCCTCCTCGGTGACGGCCTGGACGTACTGTGCGTTCGGGTCAGGCTGCGCGTTCTGAGCCGCAGCGGCCATCTCTTCGGCTTCCTCGGGTGTGGGCTGCATGATGCCGGCCTGCACCATTTGCTTGCGGAAGTAGCCGCGGACATCGCTGATGCCCTCACCCTCCATGTTCTGGAAGGCCATTGCCAGCAGCACCTGTTGGGTCTGCGGGTCTTGCGTGAGTTGCAACATACCCAGCAGTGAGCGAACCGTGGCCGAGCGCTGGCTGCTCGACGACGGGCCGACAGTGGACACCACGTCGAATTTGGCCTGGGAGAGGTCGTTCTCCATGATTACCTCGCCGTTGCGATCCAGCGTCGGGCGCATCAGTTCGAGTGACTCGACCTCGTTCTGAGGTCCGAGACCCTTCATGCGGCGCTTGGACTCGACGTAGATCTCTCGGGCCATTGACAGCCAGATCTCACCGCAGCGCTGCACGCCCTTGCTGTAGTTGCTCATGTACAGGAACGCCTGCATGTCCAGGCGTTGCTGCACCATCTCCACGGCCTTGCCGCTGATGTTGCTGACGATCTTGTCGCCGTTCTGCTGGTTGCCCAGGATGTCGGCGATGTCGGTCTCGGTCAGTTGCAGCAGCGCGGCCATTGCCGGCGGAATCTGCGGGCTCTTGGTGTAACCCACCGGAGGCGCGAGGGTCGTCTGCCCCGCGGCGTCGGTGACCGGGTTGATCAGCAGGTACGGGTAGTTGCGCAGGTTGTCTTCGGCCCACATCTGCTGGTGGCCAGCCACCTGCTCGGGCACCATGATCGGCTTCTCGATGCTCGACAGAGCACTGATCTCGCCGAGCTTGGACAACTGCATGTTCTTCAGGCGCTGCGCATCC